GTCCTTGCGCAGACCGGCTTGTTTGAGAGACATCACGATTTTTCAATTTCCCACATAAATCAACGCTCCGACTCCTCGGAAACCGCTTAACCAAGCGGTTTTCCTGTTTTCAGGAGGTGGGAAATCGGGGTGGGAAATTTCCCACTTACTTCCCACTTGGGCATGGGAAATTTCCCACCGGGCAAGACGGAAAACGACGCCTGTTTCACACCGGTTCTGCGCCCGTTTTTCTTTCTGCGACGCCTGATTACCCTAGACGTGATTTGTCGCCGTGTTAGATTGTCTATAGAATCGGAAACCACTGATAGACAATGAATAACACATCTGAAACTGACGAAATGAAGGCGCGGATGCAGGCGGGTTTCACGCTCCTGCACGCGATCGCGGAGACGATCCGCTTTCTGGGCGAAGTGCCCTCGGGCGAAATCTACGCGAGGCTTTCCGGGCGTATCACGCTCGGCGACTACGAGCGGGCGATCTCGATCCTGAAACGCTCCGGCCTCGTGACCGAGACGCGCAGCCATCTCCTCCGCTGGAACAAGTCGGCGGAGCAGGGAAAGGGGGCCGCGCGATGAACAAGCTCTACTGGATCATCTGCGAGGAGAGGGAGCGGACGCTCTACGAGGGGCGCTACCTCGGGCGCACACGGGGCGCGGCGCTGAAGCACATGAAGGAACAAGTGGGCCGGTCGAATCTGACCGGCCTTGTTTATACGATCACGGAGATCCCCGTGCCGCTAATCCGCGAGATCGTTGCTGAGGTAATACGCGGCAACGTAAGTGCCTTCCCGCTCTCCGAAACGCGCCCGCCCGCGCCGACGCAGCACCCCGAAACACCCGCACGCTATGGGGCATTCAAGGCCGATACGGTGGTGTTGGAAGCGGCGGACGAGGCCGACCTGCCACCGCAAGGCGCGACGATTCACCTGCGGACGGACTACGACTGGGCGAAGATCAAGGCGTGCTACATGGACGGGCGCGGCCCGAAGGACGTGGCGGCGATCATGGGCGTGCCGGTGAACACGCTCGCCAAGCGGATCACGCGCGAAGGCTGGGCACGGGAAAGGAGGCAGGCATGCGCACGATAGCCAAGCGAAAGGGCAGGGTGGAGCGACCGAGGCCGCTCGCCTGGAAACCGCGCCAGCCCTCCGATATCGTCGGCCCGTCGCGGCTCGTCGCGGAGAAGCTCATGGCCAAGGCCAAGCGCGGCGGAACGGAGCCGGTGAAGCTTCTTCTCTACGGTCCGCCGGGCGTCGGCAAGACCACGATCGCGGACATGCTTGCGCTGGAATTCACGGGCTCGCCGTGGAGCATCGAGGAGGTGCCCGGCAAGGTCGTGACGGTCGAAACTGTCAAGGACTGGATGCGGGAACTCGCATACGGGAATCTCTACTCCGAGTGGTCGGTCAAGATCGTGAACGAACTCGATCGCTGCTCGCGGGACGCGCAGGACCTGCTCCTTGGCTACCTCGACAAGATGCCGCCGGGCCGGGGTTTCATCGGGACGAGCAACCTCGACCTCGGCCAGCTCACGGAGCGATTCCAGACGCGTTTCCAGTCGATCAAGCTCGAAGCCCCGAACTCGGATGAGATTCGGTGCTTTTTGATGGCCCATTGGAAGGTGCCGGAGGCGGTCGCCGCGATGATCGCCGTCGGATGCGGCGGGAACGTCCGGGCGGCGCTCGCCGACCTCGAAACCCACTTCGACGCCACCTGCCATGACTAGCCACGGCGAATTCCGGGGCGTGCTGCGAAGCATGATTTCCAAGGCCGACAACTGGCCGCGCAAGCCCGATCCGCGCCTCAAGATCGAGACAAAGCCGCACGGCTGGCTGCTGCCCGTTCTCATCGAATGCGAAAGCGCGTGCTGGGGCAGGTGGGATCACTGGTTCCGGACGATGGAGGCAGGCCGCGTCCTCGACGAACCCATCCCGCAGATCGACTTCCAGCCGGATGCGGCGGGGCTTGCCCGCAAGATGCACGAGAAGTCCTTGGACGCCATCGCACGCGGCAGCTGGCTTGGCTGGGACAGCTGGCGCATCTTCGACTACTACCTCGACTGGCTCCTCTACGCATTCGGGAGCGCGCAGCAACCGGAGCCGCCGCACGAGGTGGAGGAGGGCGCGTTCGCGAGGCTCTATCAGGTGTTCTGCCTCGAAGCGATGATCGCCTGGCCTGCGGACCTCTTCGGCGACATGCTGGCCGAGAATCGCCACGGGCGCGCCAACGGGTTCTTCCCGACGCCGCACAGCCTCGTCGAACTTATGACGAAGCTGACCTTTGGCGACGGCGACCACCGGCTCCAGACCGTGTATGATTCCTGCACGGGCACAGGCCGGATGCTGCTCCATGCGAGCAATCACAGCTACCGGCTTTTCGGGCAGGACATCAACACGACGGTGCTCAAAGCCTGCGCCGTGAACGCCTACTGCTTCGCGCCGTGGATGGTGCGGCCCTTCCCGTTCCTGAAGGATGACGCCTCGGAAGCGGTGGAGCCGGTGGCGCTGCCGGAACCTCCGATACCGCCTGCTCCTGTGCCAGTTCAGCCCGTGAGTCTGACGGCGGTTCCGTCGCCCAAGTCTCGCAAGAAACCGGAACCGGCGCAGCTGACGCTCTTCGACTTTTGACACCCGTGCGCTGGTCATGAAGACAGAGACAGGCGTGAAAGCGAAGGCGTTGGCCGACGGGGTGGAGGTGTGGTGCAGCTTCGACAAGCTCGTGCCCGTGGGCGACCTCCGCCCGAATCCCCGGAACCCGAACACGCACCCGGCGAAGCAGGTCGAGCTGCTCGCGAAGAACATCCGCTACTTCGGCTGGCGGCACCCGATCACGGTTTCTCGCCTCAGCGGCTGCATCGTGGCCGGTCACGGACGGCTGGAGGCTGCGAAGGCGCTCGGCATGCAGATTGTGCCGGTGGATTATCAGGACTTCGCAAGCGAGAACGACGAAATGGCGGTGCTCGTCGCCGACAACCGCCTTGCGGAACTCGCGACGACCGACCTCAACACGCTCGAATCGGTCATCAAGGACCTGAAAGTGGCTGACTTCGACACGCTCCTCACCGGCTTCGAGGATAGCGACCTTGAAAGCCTGCTCGGGCAGGTAGGGGAATCGGAAGAGGATGCCGACGCCGGGGAATCAGCCGACGAGGACCTCGGCAAGGGCGACGTGACGATCGCGCTCGGCCTCTACCGCTTCAAACTGACGCAGGAGGAATACCTCGCGTGGATTGACAGCGTGAAACAGACCGTGGGCTTCGACAAGGAGTCCGTCACCAAGGAACTCAGAAACCGCCTCGGCATATGATCACTCTCGAACCCATTTCAGCAGTCGCACCCTCGACTTACAACCCTCGCAGTGCCGATGCCGCACGGCTCGACATGATCGAGTTGTCGCTCCGCAAGCTGGGCTTCCTCGCGCCGATCTATGCGGATAGCAATGGCGAAATCCTTTCCGGCCACCAGCGCCACCTCGTGGCCTCCCGCATGGGCGCGGTGGAGATCCCTGTCTTCCGTACGAAGGCGATGGACCTCGCTCAGCGCAAGGCCCTGAACATCGTCTTCAACCGCGCGACGAACGACTTTGACTGGAACAGCACGCCGCAGAAAGCGACGCGGGAACTCGCCGCGCTCGACGTGCAAACCCTTGCCGCCGCGATCCCCGACAAGGCCGTCGGCTCGTCCGAGTTCTACCGCTGCGTGCGCCCCAGCATGGTGCCCGTCCGCGACCTCTGCCGCGCGAACTCGGGCCGCTGGCTCCAGTATGCCCGGAACCTCGCCCGGACGCTGCATCGCCATGGGATTTTGATGCCGATTATCTGCCGCCGCGACGGCACGGTGGTGAACGGCATTGGTCGCCTTGAAATGCTCGCCGAAAAGAAGGCTGAGACCGCGCCCGTCGTGTATGTGACGGACGAGGAAGCGGCGTTCGCCGAGACGATGATGAACCTCCTCTCGATGGATTTCGACGTGCATTCGCGCTACGCCGATCTGCTCCGCTACAACTCCTTCCGGCGCGCCCGGCGTGTGCGTGAAGAACTCGGCAACGGCTTCATCTTCGCCGTCCACGGCGCGAAGCCCTGCCACACCTTCGACATCTTCGACGCCAAGCAAAAGGCCCTCTGGACCCGCGAGCACGGCACGACGATCCTCGACTTCGGAGCCGGGCACCTGACGGAAACCGCGATGCTTCGCCGTGCGGGTTTCGCCGTCACACCCTTCGAGCCGTATCACATCAGCCGCGCCGAGATCGACCGGACGCAGAGCCTCGAAATCTGCCGCGAGTTCCTCCACGCGGTGGCGGACGGCACACAGTGGACTTCGATCTTCCTCGCCAGCGTGCTGAACTCCGTGCCTTTTGCGACCGACCGCGAGCACATCGCCGTGATCCTTGCCGCGCTCTGCCGCCCGGAGACCCGCGTCTACGCTTGCGCCTCCAGCGTCAGCGAAACCGGCTGGCGCCAGGTGAACGGCAAGGCGTTCCTCAATAAGTCGAACTCCGGCAACATCGCCTTCCGCCTCGACTACGAAACGGGCATCCGCATCGGCGACTTCCAAGAGAAGCCTAAAGTTCAGAAATACCACACAGAAAAAGAGTTCCGTCAGCTATGGACTCCTTTCTTCCGCTCGGTTAGTGTTGCGGAGTTGAGTAACAACGTCACCGCCATCTGTTCGCACGCCCTGCGCGTGGAACCGGAACGGCTACGCGCCGCGTTGGAGTTCGAGTTTGACCTGCCGTATCCCGACGGCTCTCGAATGGGGCTCGTGGCCGAGGCGAAAGCGGCGTTCGGCAAGAGGCTGGCGGTGGCGCTGTGATTTACCTCTTGGACCTCAACTACACGCTCGTCGGGAACTCCCCCAAGCGTGGCGAACCGATGCTTCGCCCCTTCATCCGTCAACTGGAGCAGGAGACGTATCGCGGGTGGCTCGTGGACCTCCTCCGCCCGCATCAGGTGATCCTCATCACGGCCCGCCCCAACCGTTACCGCGAGGCGACGCTGGAGCGTATCAAGGCCCTCACCGACTGGCAGCCGATGGACGCCTGCTTTGCCGAAATCGAAGCCCGCCCGCCGCAGATCAAGGAGCACCTGCTCAACGCCCACATCTTCCCGAAATACGGCACAAGCGGCTACTTCGGGCTGGAAAGCAACCCGCACACAAGGGCGATGTACGCGCGATACGGGATCAACGCCGTGCGCGTGTCGGATCAAGAGATGATGTGGCTGCCGGGCGGCGTAGTTTGACACGCCGTGCCAAGCATGGACGCGATACCGGTGGATGGCGGGATTACGAGCGAGGCTAGCAACTGGGTGTTCGATGAACACGTGGCGCCGCACTTTGACGAGCATGTGCGCAAGAGCGTTCCCGAATACGACCGCGTGCAGGAGCTGGCCGCGACCTTCTCGGACTGGTTTACGCACAACGGCTCGACCGTCCTCGACTTCGGGGCCTCAACCGGCGAGACCATCCGCCGCATTCGCGAACGGCATTCGAAGACGCTCGACCTCATCGGCTTCGACAACTCGCAGGCCATGATCGAACAGGCCGCGAAGAAGGGCGTGGACGTCCGCTTTCAGGACTTGGAACGCCTGACGAAGATTCCCGCCTTCAGTTACGGCGTCGCGCTCTACTCGCTCCAGTTCCTGCGCCCGCAGGCCCGCCAGCGGCTCGTTTACGCGATTGCGGAAGCCATCGAGCCGGGCGGCGGCTTCTTTGTCGTGGAAAAGGTGCTCGGTAGTTACCCGACGACGCAGGACATCATCCAGCAGCTCTATTGGGACATGAAGATCCGCAACGGCCTGACACCCGTGCAGGTGCTGAACAAGGTGCACGCCTTGCGCGGCTGCATGTATCCGAAGACGATCGCCGAGAACGAGGCAGAATTCCGAGCCGCTGGATTCTCACAGGTGGAACTGGTCTTCAAGGACCTGCAATTCTGCGGCTGGCTGCTGATTCGGTAAGCCGAGCCACTTGACATGGACTGGCCTTCGTGAGCCAGAACCAAACTGAATATTTCCGTCAGTATCGTGAGAAGAACAAGGAACGTCTCAAGGCCCAGCAGCGTGAGTATTACCTAGCGAACAAGGAACAAATTAATGCGCGAAACAAGGCTTACTATCACGAAAACAAAGAAGCAGTAAAACAAGCACAAAGGAAATATGTAGAAAGGACGCGCCGTAAGACCTCCGAATATCAAAAATCGTGGCGTGAGCAAAACGTTTTATACATCAAGCAGTATCACAAACGCTACTATCTGGAAAATCGAGAGGAGATAATTGCTAAGTCGATCAGGTATCAACAGTCGTGTCCCAAGGCCAAGGCTGCAAAGGCCCTGAGACGACGCCTATACTCGGTTATTCGTACAAAAGGTCTGTATTCAGGAACCAAGGATCTTCTGGGGTGTTCTTTCGAGGATTTTCGCGACTACATTGAGGCTCAGTTCAAGGGCTGCATGAATTGGGACAACTATGGACGGGCATGGCACTTGGATCACATTATTCCATGTGCGGCCTTCGATCTGAGTAATCCTGATCAGGTCAGGCAGTGTTTTCATTTCACGAATATCCGGCCTCTATGGCGAATGACAAATCTGCGGAAGAATAAACACATCACGGATAACCAACTGCGCTTACTTTTGTGAATGATCCTACTCCAGAAATGCTCAAGAAGGTTCTGGATGTCGATTTCTCGAATCTTGTAAAGAAGGTTGCGGCAGGCAAACCCCTGACGGCTGTGGAGCGCGCCCGCATCGAGGCCCGCGCAGCCGGAAGCAGCGACTCCACGGCTTACGCTGACAATCAGGTGGAACTGGCCACGCTCCTTGGCATCACGCGGCGGACGCTCACCACCTGGCGCAAGATGGCTGGCGCGCCGAAGCCCCTAGCAAACGGCCAGTACGACGTGGCGGCATGGCGCGAGTTCGTGCGCTCGAAGGGCCTCAAAGGTGGCGGCGAGCCTGTGGGCAATCAGGAGGCCCTCAAGGCGCGGAAGCTCCTTGCCGAGATCGAGGAAAAGGAGCTGCGCCTCGCCATCCGACGCGGTGATTACCTCAGTAAGGAAGAGGTGCGCCGCGCGATCCTTGAGGGGCTCGGGCGCATGTTTTCGATCCTGCACAAGAGGCTGGAGGACGAGTTGCCGCCGATATCCTGCGGCAAAGACGCAATCGGCATCCGCGAGGACAATGCCAGGGCGCTCGATGAGGCCCGCAAGGAAGCCTTCGAATACTTCACCGCACTGACGCATGAATAAGGACATCGCCAACATGTTTGCCGAGGCCGTCCGGCCCGCTGACCGCCGTGCCCCCTGGGCTTGGGCTGAGGACAACATCGCCTCGATCCCGTATTCGCCGATGCCGGGGCGCTTTCGGAGCGAACATTCCCCGTGGGTGCGCGAGCCGCTCGAAGCCATCGTGGACACGAAGGTGCGCGTTGTGAGCATCATCGCGGCGGTGCAGGCGGGCAAGACCACCGTCTCGGAGCTGGCTCTCTGCTACATTGTTCCGAACCTGCCCGGCCCCACGCTGTGGCTCAGCGCGACAGACGACGACGCAAAAGACCAGTCGGAGTCCCGCCTTCAGAAGCTCTTTGACGAGTGCGAACCCGTCCGAAAACTCTTCCCGAAGGACCGCCACAAGAAGCGTAACCACACGATCCACTTTGCGAACGGCATGCCCCTGTGGATCCTCGGGGCCTTCAACAAGACGAACCTCCAGCGCCGATCCATTCGCTGGGTTTTTGCCGATGAAACGTGGCAATACCCCGCTGGCCACATGGCCGAGGCGGAGGCCCGCGTCACGGCGTTCGGCTGGCTCGGCAAGTGCGTTTTCATGAGTCAGGGCGGCGAGGAGAACGACGACACGCACCGCAAGTTCGAGACGACGGACATGCGGGAATGGACCTTCGCGTGCCCCGAGTGCGGCAAGCGCCAGCCATTCGACTGGGACAACGTCGAGTGGAGTAAGGACGCTCGCGACGCAAACGGCAACTGGGACTTCGCCGCCGTGCGCGAAACGGCGTCGCTCCGCTGCACCGGGTGCAATCACTACTTCCCCGATACGGATGCCATGCGCCGCGTCTTGAATGCGAGCGGGCAGTTCGTGCGCACGAATCCGAATGCCGCGCCGGAAAACGTCGGCTTCCACTGGAACGCCCTTTGCGCGATGTCATGGGGTCGATTGGCGGAACTCTACCTGCGGGCGAAGGCGGCGATGCGGCAGGGAGATACTTCGCTCCTCCAGCAGTTTTACCAGAAGCGGCTGGCGCTGCCGTGGCGCGAATACGTCGAGGACTACAAGATGGAGATCGCGACCTGCGGTTACCGCAAGGGCGAGCCATGGGCAGGCGAGGGCGGCATCAACCGCCTTGGCCGCGTCATCGCGCCGCCTTTTGCGGAGACGCCGATCCCGCTCCGCATCCTCACGGTGGACTGCCAGATGGACCACTTTTTCGCACTCGTGCGGAGCTGGGCGGCGGACGGCTCCTCACGCCTTGTTTGGAACGAGCGCCTGCTCACTTTCGACGACGTGGAGTCGCTTCAATCGCGGTTTAACATCCACCCGAACCTCGTCTTCGTGGACGCGGGTCACGCGACCTACGACGTATATCGTCAGTGCGCAAAGAAAGGCTGGGTTGCGCTCCTTGGCGACCGCCGGGCAACCTTCCCGCATCACACGAAGGCGCAGGGAACGGTCCAGCGGTTCTACTCGCCGCGCCGCAAGGTGGTGCTGACCAATGACCTGCATTGCTACGTGCATTACTGGTCGAACCTGAACATCAAGGACACGCTCGCCCGCCTGCGCCGCAACCAGAATCCCGCGAACGGTCCGACGTGGGAGGTGCCCGACGACATCGACGAGGACTACCTCTCGCAGATGGAGAGCGAGCAGCGCGTGAAGGAGCACGACACCTGGCTCTGGAAACAGATCGGCAAGCGTCCGAACCATTATTGGGACTGCGAGGCCATGCAGGCCGCCGCCGCAACCATGCTCAAGATCGTGGGCCGGGAGAGCGTTGACAAGGGAACGGTTACCGATGGCGACGATTGATTACTCGGTGGGCTTCAGTGTGACGGAGATCGAGGAAATCCTCGCGGTCCACAAGCAGGAGCTGAAAAAGACGCTGACGGCCTACGCGAATGACGGCTCCAGTTACACCAAGCGCCACATCGACGAGATCCATACCGTCATCAAGGCCTGTCAGGACGCCCTCGTGAAGCTCGCGCCGGAGAGGTATCAGAGGCAGGGCAGGACGGTTGCCGTTTCGCACGTTGACAGCCGGTTTCGCATGTGAAGCTCCTGCACCACATCTCGCGCCTCTTCGGGTATTCCGGCTACGAGTCGGCGAACGCCTCTCCTCGTCGCGGTCAGGTGCCCGGCGCGGCCCCGACGGACACGAAGAAGGAACTGACAAGCCACACGCGGCGGGAGCTGGTGCGGCGTTCGCGCTATCTCAATAAGAATTCCGGTTTCTCGCGCGAGATGGTGGCGGACATGGCCATCTACTCGACCGGCGACGGCATCCGCCCGCAGCCGCAGAGTGAGGACGCCGACTGGAACAAGGCCGCCGAAGCCTACTTTGCCCGCTGGTCGGCGCGGGCCGAAATCACGCGCCGCTTCAGCTTCGAGGAATGCCAGCACCTCGTCTGCCGGGGCCTCGATGTGGACGGCGAATACTTCTGCCTCAAGGTGCGTGACGGCCTCGGGTTGCCGCGCCTGCAACTGGTCGAATCGCACCGCATCGGTGACACGTTCGGCTCGGCGGAAACGGTGGACGGCATCAAGCTCGACGCGTTCGGCGCGCCGGTGGCGTATCGCCTGATTTTGGACGACAACGCGACCCGCGACGTGCCCGCGAACGCCGTGATGCACATCTTCGAGCCGGAGTCGGCAAGCGGGGTGCGCCAGCCGCCGACGCTCCAGCATTCGATTAACCACATCCTTGACGAGATGGAGATGCTCGCGCTCGAAAAGCACGCCGTGAAGGACAACGCCGACATCGCCCGCATCCTGAAACGCGAAAGCGGTGCGCTCGATGAATCCGGCGACTTCAGCGTGGAGACCGGCGAGCAGCCGAACGCGGGGAGCGACGCGGCTCTTTTGCAGCGGATCGTCGGCGGCAAGCTCGTGGCGCTCAAGCCCGGCGAATCTCTCGACAGCTTCCAATCCAACCGCCCAAGCCCCGTTTTCACGGGGTTCTTGGAACACCTCAAGCGCGACTCCGCCGCCGGAATGCTGCCATATGAGTTCGTGCTCGACGCCTCGAATATCGGCGGCGCGGGCGTGCGGCTCATCGTGGCGAAGGCGGATCGGCGCTTCAGCTACCGGCAGATGATCTTGATTCAGCGGCTCCTGCAACCGACGTGGGGTTACGTCATCGGGGACGCAATCGACCGCGGCGAACTGTCTCCGGTGAAGGGCTGGAACAAGGTAGGGTGGGTCTGCCCACGAAGGGTGACGGTCGACGCAGGCCGCGAGGCCCAGCAGAACCGCGCCGATGTGGAGACCGGGCTCAAAACGCTAAGTGACCACTACTCGGAGCTGGGCATGGACTTCCGCGAGGAACTGGAGCGGCGTGCGCAGGACGCCAAGGCGATCATGGAAGCAGCGGAGAGGTATGGCGTACCGGTGGAGATGCTTTACCGGCCAAGCGGCACGCAGAGCGTGGCGACGCCCACCGCGCCCGTTGACAAGCCCGCCTCGGCGTGAGCTTTGCTGACGCCATACTTCGCCATGAACCCCTGCTCGTTGAACCGCGACTCCTTGCCGCGTTTGTGGAACGCTGTTCGGGGTTCACGGACGCCCTGAAGGAACTCTTTGGCGAGCCGCCGCTGGCTCGTGTGGAAAACGGCGTCGGCATCCTGCCCATTTGCGGCCCGATCGGCGTGAACCTTTTGCCCATCGAGAAGATGTTTGGCGGCTGTGACGTGGCCGATCTATCCGCCTCGCTGGACGCATTTGCCGCCGACCCCTCGGTGCGTATGTTGCTTCTCGACCTAGACTCGCCCGGCGGCACCGTGACTGGCGTCCCGGAACTTGCAGCGCAGATCGCAACCTTCCCGAAGCCTAGCGTCGCCTTCACGGCGGGCGAGGCGTGTTCCGCCGCGTATTGGCTCGCCTCGCAAGCGGACGACTTTCTTGCGACGCCGAGTGCGTCCGTCGGCAGCGTGGGCGTGTATCTTGCCGTGCTCGACAGTTCCGCCGCGCTGGCCCGCTCCGGGCTCTTTGTCGACGTCATCAAGGCGGGAACCTACAAGGCGGCGGGCTTCCCCGGCACGAGCCTTTCGGACGAGCAGCGCGCCCTCCTGCAAGAGCGCGTGGACACGATTCACGGCATGTTCATGGGCGCCATTACGGGCAAGCGCAGCCGCGTCAGTGCGGACTCCATGCAGGGCCAGTCCTTCTATGGCGTGCAGGCGGCGGAGCGCGGGCTTGTCACGGGCATCGTTCCAAGTCGCGCCGCGATGCTTGCCCGGTTGACAACTCTGCATGGGGCAAAGCCATGACACTCGAAGAAAAACTGAACGCCGCCGAGGCGAAGCTGGCCGAGGCCGAAAACACTTTGACGAGCGAACGTGCCGCTTCGGAGGCGCTCCGCCAGCAGCTTGCCGCCGCCGAAACCGCGAAGGCGGAGGAATCCGCCCTCAACGCCGAGCTTCAGACGCAGCTCAAGGCCGCACGCAAGGAGTCGGCAGACCTCGCCGCTCGCGTATCACAACTCGAATCCGCGTCCAAGACCGCCGAGGCGAAGGCCGCCGAAATCTGCGCCTCGGTCGGTGTCACGCCCCTTGCCGTCACCGCTCAGGGCGACGCCGTGGCCGCAGCCTCGACCGACCTCGTCGAGGAACTTCGCAAGCAGGAAACGCCCGCCGCGCAGACCGCCTTCTGGCGCAAGAACAAGTCCCGCATCCTCAACCGCCAAGCGCACGGCGCTTGACCCGATTGAGGGGCTTTGCCCCTACGGCACTTCGTGCCTACCTCTGACGTAAACCGACCGCATCTTTCCATTTATGGCCAACACGCTCACCAACCTTCAGGACATCCGCATTTCGCAGGCTTTTCTCGAAGCCTTCCGCGCCGCTCTTCAGCCGCTGCGTGCCTTCTCGACCGACTTTTCCGCCGAGTTCCTCGAACGCGGCAAAACGGTCAACGTGCCGGTCGTAGGCAACGCCCTGCCAACGAGTTCCGACTTCGAAGGTAGCTACAGCAAGAATGCCGACCGCACCGTGAACACGCTCGCCGTCACCTGCGACCGCCACAAGGTGCGCTCCTTCCACCTGACGGACAAGGAGTCCGCCGAGTCGAGTTTCATCAAGCTGGAGCGGCTCGCCGGTTCGGAGGCGAAGCAGCTCGCGCAGGATGTTTTGCAGGATATTTTCTCCGTCGTCACCGCCGCCAATTATGGCGAGGCGGCGATCCCCGCCGTGGCCGCGACGGACTTCGATTCGACGCACGTTCTCGGCATTCGCGGAGCGTGTGCGAGGGCCAAGATGCCGACGACCGAGCGCAGCCTGATTCTCGACGACGCCTACTACACGGCGCTCCTCGGCGACGAGCGCGTGAGCCATAGCTACCTTGCGCAGATGAGCCAGCCCTCGCTCATGGAGGCCCGCGTCCCGCGCATCTACGGCTTCGATATTTACGATACGATCGTGCTGCCCGAGAACGGTGAAAAGCTCGTCGGCTTCGCAGCCCATCCGGCGGGCCTCGCGGTCGCCATGCGTTACCTCGCGCCGCTGCGCCCTGAGTCCTACCTCGAATCCGGCCCGGTGAGCGATCCCGAAACGGGCATCACATTCGGCTACCGCCGCTTCTACGACAACGACAGCGGCAAGGAAATCGTAGCCTTCGAATGCCTCTACGGCTTCAAGCCCGCGATTGCGTCGGGCATCAAGCGCCTCGTCGCGCCGGGTCAGGCTACGTAAGCAATTCGGCTTTTCCAAGCCGCTCATCCGCAAGGGTGGGCGGCTTTTTTACACCGCGACCGGGGCCACTTCCTTCTCGATGGATTCGCCCTTGGAAGTCGTGGCCATGCGCAGGTCGTAGTCCGACTGGAGGTTCACCCAGTAGCGGGCCGAGGTGTTGAGATAGCGGGCGAGGCGCAGGGCGTTTTCCGCGCTGATCGGACGGCGGGCATTCACGATCGCGCTCAAGGTCGAAAGCGGAATGCCGGTGTCCCGAGCCGTGCGGGAGAGCGTCAGGTGCATGTCCTTGAGCCCGCGCACTAGAATCTTGCCCGGATGTGTCGGAAGTATGTTTTCGCTCATCATAGATGGTCTCCAAATCTTGCATTCAGCGCGTTTTCGCCGTCCCATTCGAAGTAGACCCGGTAACGGCGGTCCACGCGCAGTTCGTAGGAACTCTCAGTATTGACGATCTTTTTCAGCCCGTTTGAAGGCGGGAAATACAAGTCGGTCAGTTTCTCGGCGGCATTGAGCATCTGGAGGACTTCCAGCAAGCGTTCCTGTAATTCCCGAGGGATCACCTTGGGCTTGGCAGGTTCCTGCCGGAATACCTTCTCTGTCTCCTTGCAGCCGAAACTCTGAATCATTACACAAAATGTAGAGGGCTGACGCCCCGCTGTCAAACCCGCGTTGACAGGGTTTTGTATGGCATGGCTTCCATCGACGCGACCGAAGGATTTTCCGAACTCATCTCCATCGACGGGCAGGAGCTTTCGTTTGGCTCCGTTCGCTTCCTAGCCTTGGTACGGAGCCTGCCTGCCGAGTCGGATTCCTTCGACCTCTCGCGCGGCGATGACGACGCCGTGACGGTCACTGCGCTGGCCTCGGAACTCTCGGTTCTCCCGAAGCCCGGCGATACCTTCACGGCATCGGATGGCTGGACGTATCGCGTCCGCAAGCGCCTGCGGACGAAGGGCGCGGGGCTTGTCCGCTTCGAGTGTGGGGCGTCGCAGGCGTAGCGGTTGACATGTCGCCCGCCGCATGACCTCCGACGAACTCAAGCGCGAGTGCGACACTTGCCGCGAACGCTTATCCGAACGCCTTGGATCCATCGAGCAGCGCCTGACCACCCTCGAAGTCACTCTCTGGGGGCTGCATGGTGAGAATGGGCTGCGCTCGGACATCCGCGAGATGAAGCGCAAGATGGACATGATCCTACGCTGGGTTTGGGTGACTTCCGCGCTGCCGCCGCTGACGGTCGGGCTCATCGCGATCCTCAAGTTCCTCGGGAAGCTGTAGATGGAGAACGCTGTCGATACCCGCGAACTGCGGGCCTTCAACAAGGCGCTTGCGCAATACCTGCGCTGGAACAAGCGCGAGCAGGGGCCGCTCATCGAGGCGCGGGCGGCGCGGCTGCGCTTTGCGATCAACCGGGGCTTTCGCGCCATCGCGCCGACAAAGGAGCGCATCGAGCAGGAAGCCGCCGCGCTCGGTTACCGCATCAAACGGGGCCGCAACCGCGACGGCACACGGCGCACGGTGGGGCAGGAACTGGCGGCGCGGCGCAAGTCGATCCGCTTTCTCTCCGTCTCATGGCTTTACCGCGCCTGGAAGCGGAGTAGGGAAGGGCAGAACACCCAAGCCGCCGCCGTGTCCAGAGCGAAGGAACGCATCGGGCAGGCCATCGTCCGCACTGCGAAGGGGCAGTCGCATCCCTCGGTCTTGCTGGAGAGTTTTCTTGAAGGCGTGCAGGTGCAGAACAATCAGCGTGGCATCGTGGAAGACTCCCTGCGCGGCGAGGTGGCCGACATAAAGGCGTATGTGCGGCGCAAGCAACTGGAGAAGCTCCGCGCATTGACACGCGGTTGAGGAAATGAAGCTCTCCGCCGTCCTGCCGTCCGTTGTCCGGATCGTCGCTGACGAACCTCATCTCTCCGCCATCCCGCTCATTACGGCGGCGGACTCGGAGCACAATACGAAGCTCCAGAAGGCGATCAACGAGACGGGCCTCTGCATCGTGGCGACCGTGGCCGCCGGGCGGCTCAAGACGGCGGCGACGTCCCTTGTCCACATCGAAAGCACTGTCACGCTCTCGGTTGTCGAGAACCTTGCCCGAAACCAGTCGGGCATCACGGCGCTGGCGGTTGTCGAACGCCTCCTTGAGACGCTGCACCGGGCGCAGGAAGGTCACGCGCGCTCATGGCTGCGGGTTGACAACGACGCCTTCGAGACCGGCCCCATCGACGGCGGCTTGGTCGTCTATTTCGTCAACCTCACCGCAACCAGCATCAACGGATGAACACGCGCCCCATTGTCGTCGGCAGCCACGCTTTTCTCTACCCCGAGGGCAAGGCTTTCACCTCGCCCGCAGCGGGCGTCTGTGGCCGCTCGGCGAAGCCCGGCGCTGCCGACACGGGCTGGATCGACCCCGGCATCGTGGACAGCCTGAAGGTCGCAAAATCGTCCGACAAGCGGGAGATTTTCGCGCCGACGCCGGGCCAGCGCCGCCTCTACGACGTGATCGAGGTGAACCGCGACTTGAAGTTCACGCTCGCGATGAAGGAGGCCGGGCCGCTGATGTTCGAGCACCTCTTCGGCACGCTGCCCCTCGACGCAACGAGCGGCCAATACAACCCGCTGGAAGGCGCGACGAAGCGCGGCTGGGTGAAAATCCAGCAGTATGACCACACGGACGCGATCGTGAACACGGTGGACGTGTTTTGCTTCATGGAGATCGACGGCGAGGTGGAGTTCGGCGAGGAGGCGGTGAGTTACGACCTCGTA